GCAGTTCACTATATGAACAAAGCACAATTTGAAATACCTGAAGTAGCTATGATAGATGGAATACCATTTAGAGCAAAAGCAGATATACTAAAAGAGAATATGATTATAGATTTAAAAACTACTACAGGATTAAATGATTTTAGATATTCTGCTGCTAAATACAGTTATGATTTACAAGCATATTTATATCGTGAAATGTTTGGTGTAGATAACTTTGTATTTGTTGCAATCGATAAAGGAAGTTTAGATATAGGAATCTTTGAATGTAGTGATGAATTCTATGAAAGTGGTAAGAGAAAACTTGAACAAGGTATAGCAAACTATAAATACTTCTTTGGAAGTGAAGAGGTAGATTTAAATCAGTATGTTTTAAGAGGTGTATTATGAAAGTAACAGATAAAATAACAATAACAAACGAGGATAATATGTTATTAATGGCACGTTACCCTGATAATTATTTTGATTTAGCTATTGTAGACCCTCCTTATGGAATTGATGCAGGTAAAATGACTATGGGAAGTGGAAAACATAATTTTACAAAAGGTAAAGATTGGGATTCTGCAATACCTAATAAAGAATATTTTGATGAATTATTTAGAGTTTCAAAAAATCAGATTATTTGGGGTGGAAATTATTTTTATTTACCGTTAAATAATAATTGGATAATTTGGGATAAATTAAATCCTAACTTAAGTTTTTCAGAAGGTGAGATGGCTTGGTGTTCTATTAAAAAAAATGTAAGAATATTTAAACGATATTCTGCTATGGAAGATTACGATGGTAAAAAACAACATCCAACACAAAAACCAATAAAACTTTATGAGTACTGTTTAACTAAATATGCTAAAGAAGGTGATAAAATACTCGATACTCATTTAGGTTCAGGTTCAATAGCAATAGCTTGTCACGATTATAAATATGAACTAACAGCTTGTGAACTTGATAAGGAATACTACGACAAAGCAATACAAAGAATAATAAATCACACTAACCAACAAAAACTATTTTAAATGGAAATTACACAAAGATTAAAAGAAATAATTAAGCAAGAAACAAACACAGATATAGAAATTAGAACACGTAAAAGAGAAAATGTAGAATTACGTTCACTATACTGTAACATACTAAAAGAACTAAAGCCAAACAAAACACTTCAGGCTATAGGTGATACATTAGAACTAAATCACGCTACAGTAATACACGCTTTAAAGAACTATAAAATGTATGAAGAATATAACCCTGAATTAAAAAGATTTAAAGCAAGTGTGCTATCTTACTTTACAATGGATGAAACAGAACTAAAAGAATTATCAGATATTGAAAAAGCAAAACACGAAATACATAAACTAACATTAGAAAACTTTAATCTAAAAAGAGAACTAAAAGAACAAATAGAAAAACCAAGATACGAACACAAAATAATAGATGAACTAAACAACCTTATGCAAAACACTAAAGGAACAACACAACACAATTTAATACAAGATAGACTTGAAGCATTTTACCTAATGAATAAAAACATAAAACTATGACACCAAAACAAGAAAAAATAGCAGTAGAAACATTTGCAATTATAGCATCCTTTATAGTTGCATTAGCAATAGTATTAATAATTAAATCTATAGTATTATGAAGGCAGAAAGTAAAGCTAAAGAATTAATTAGTAAATTTAATAATTCGTATGATGAAGAAAGTAAAAGCTATATATTATATCATAATGTAGAAGAAAGTAAAAGATGTGCATTAATAGCAGTTGATGAAGTTAGATGGTTTCACGAAAGATTGTTTTATTTAACAGAAGGTAGTTTATTCGATAAATATTTAGATGATGTTAAACAAGAAATAGAAAAATTATGAATACAATAGAACCAATGACTCCTAAAGAAAGAGCAGAAATACTATTTAATAAATATAGTAGAGAATATAATAGAATAGTTTGTTCAGGTAAGATGCAACAGACAGAACATTGGAAAGAAGTAGCAAAAGAATTAGCAAAACTATATAAAAAATAATTATGGAAGTAGAAACACTTGAAGAAGCTGCTGAAAATTATAATTTAAATACTATTAATGCTTTTGGCGATTATGAATCATTTATAGCAGGTGCTAAATGGCAACAAGAAAGAATGTATAGTGAGGAAGAAGTTGAAAATATTATGGCTGAAACTTGGATACAATGTGTAGGTAACGATGGAAATAACTTTAAAAAAGTTAGAAATAAAATATTAAAACAATTTAAAAACAAATAACTATGGAAGAAACAGCGGTAGAATGGTTAATTAAACAAATGGTGCAATCAACAACTATGAAAGGTTGGATTGAAATTTTTGATAAAGCTAAAGAAATGGAAAAGAAACAAATTGAAGACGCTATGGACATTTGTCAAAGAACTGATTTTTATGTAAAATACGAAAGTTCAGAACAATACTACAATGAAACATATAATAAATAATTATGGAAATTAAAATTATATCAATAATAAAATCAGAATTTTGTGGTAAAAAATCAATGGAAGTAATTTCAAAATATAAAAATAGACAAAAAGTAAATTTTATAATAAGCGATGAATATTTTACAGAAGAATATATATTAAATTATTTAAAACAAATACCTAATAATTATGCCTGATATAACAATGTGCAATGGAAACTATTGCGAATTAGCAAATACCTGTTACAGATATAAAGCAGAACCAAGTAAGTATAATCAATCATACTTTGTAAAACCACCTAATATAAATAATCAATGTGATTACTATTGGGAAATGGATACTAAATTAACAAAAGATGAAATTGATATAGATGAACTAATAGATTAAACAACAATAGATTTTATTTATTATTATTTAAAATTGAATAATCATTATTTATTTCAAATGGAAAAATCAAGAGGTGGTGCAAGACCTAACGCAGGTCGTAAATCAAAAGTAGAAGAAGAAAAAGTAAACAATGTATTTTTAAAAGCATTAGGTGAATTATATTCTACAGAAACAGAAGAAGAAACAAAAATAGCTTTTGTGAAAGGTACATTAATGGATTCGCAAAGAGGTCAGTTATTTATTGCAGAACATATATTTGGTAAACCAAAAGAAATTATAGAAGCTACACACAACGTAAATGATTTTAACATAAAAGATATCTTCAAAGTTGGGAATAGCAATAAATCAGAAATATAATCTATTAGGTTCAGATAGTAGGTACTTTGTAATTACAGGTGGTAGGGGTAGTGGTAAATCATATTCCCTTAACTCTTTTTTACTATTGCTTACCTATGAAGCAGGTCACGTTATTCTTTTCACACGTTATACATTAACTTCTGCAAACGTTTCTATTATACCTGAATTTATAGACAAGATTGAAACAGCTGATTTAAGCAACGATTTTTATATAACCAAAGATGAAATCATAAATCTTAAAACAGGGTCTAAAATTCTATTTAAAGGTATTAAAACAAGTAGTGGAACACAAACAGCTTCGCTTAAATCTTTGGCAGGTGTAACAACATTCGTTTTAGATGAAGCAGAAGAACTAACAGATGAAGATATTTTTGATAAAATAGATTTAAGTATTCGTACGAAAGGAATACATAATAGAATTTTATTGATACTTAACCCTGCAACAAAAGAACACTTTATATATAAAAAATTCTTTGAAGATAAAGGTGTTGAGGCAGGAAGCAATTTAATCAAAGGTGATACTACATATATTCACACTACGTACCAAGATAATATAGAAAACCTATCTGAATCATTTATAAATCAAATAGAGAATATAAAACAACGTAGACCTGAAAAATATAAACATCAAATTTTAGGTGGATGGTTAGACAAAGCAGAAGGAGTTATATTTACAAATTGGACCATTGGAGAATATAAGCAAGTAGGTAAATCTATCTTTGGTCAAGATTATGGATTTGCTTCGGATGAATCAACTTTATTAGAATGCAATATAGATACATCTAATAAACGAATTTATATTAATGAAAGGTTTTATCTAAAAGGTTTAACTACTTCGCAGATATATCATTTAAACAAGCAACACGCAAACGATGGTTTAATA